GGGGGTTGCAAAACTCGATGAGATTAACGTTATAGATAGAAAGTTAAAACGAAAAAAAAGCGAGGAAGAACTAAGTAAACTAATGCACCGCAGGAGTATACTTAGAAACCAATTAAAAACAACTAGATGAAGTGTTATAACGTGCAAAACTATATTCGATATAAAAAAGATATAAAACAATGGAGTAAACGGGTTGATTACTGTAGACCATGGGATGAGATGACTCGCGATGAGTTAGTTGTTTTGTTTCTACCTTTAGCAGAAAACTTAGCTCGTAAATTCTCAACTACTCAGCAAGCAAGCGGAGTAATGACTATCAACGATCTAATACAAGAGGGTAATCTAAACCTTATTATAGCTGTTGATAAAATAGTATGGAAAACTATATATGAAGCCGAAGATCCTGAGAAACGACTAAAGTCTTTTCTTTCAAAGCGGATTAAAGGTGGTATACGTAGAGCTATAGATATCAAACGAGGTACTATGCGTATACCAGAGCATAAGATTAATGAGATACGTAAAGACGATCAAAATAGAGATCAAATAGAATTGTTTTTTAATTCTGTGTTTGCTAGTTTAGACGCTATGTTAGACGATGCTAATATATCATTTGAGATACCTGAGAAAATAAGTAGTTATAATCCGGATATGCTAACCTCTTATTTACTAAGCTTACTTCATGTGCATCTCACGGATCGAGAAGTTGATGTTGTAAGGTTTAGCTATGGTTTGCATTGTGATAAACTATCCGCTAAAGAAATAGCTGATAGATTAGGTATAAAAGGTGACAGTGCTTACGTACGTGTTTCGCAGTTAAAAAAGCAAGCAATTGACAAACTTACAGAGAACGTAGATTACTCGCAAGTGATTGATTTCCTGTAGTTTACTCGTGTAAATAATGAAAATAACATGTAATTATATATATACAAAACCACATACCATATGAAGGAATTAAACAATAAATTAGCTCAAGTCCAAACAGAGCTAAAAGCTAAAAAATCTAGCTACAATTCGTTTGGAAAATATTATTTTCGCAAAAGCGAGGATATACTAGAAGCGATAAAACCGTTTCTCCTCGAGCTCGGCGTAACAGTAACTATCTCAGAGAGAATAGTAGAATTACAGCCAGTACCAATGCTCGAAACAACAGCAAATTTCACGGATGGTGAGAGTATTATTCAAGCTACGGCTATAGTAGGAGTAGACTTAAATCAAAAAGGAATGCAAACGTCCCAGCAGTTTGGTGCTGCAAGTACTTACGGAAAGAAGTACGCGTTAGGTAATCTATTATTAATAGATGACACAGAAGACGCAGACGCATCTAACAAGCACGGGAAAGACTCAACAGTATTAGATAAACTAAAAGCTTCTATGCCTAAGAAGCCAAAGATTACTGCTGATCAATTTGACAAGGCAAAAGAATATTTACAAAATGGAGGGAAACTCACAGCGATTAAAACAAAGTATGCTCTTACTAAAGCACAAGAAGAAGCATTAGAAGGTCATGAATAAACAAGAGATAATCGATCGGCTAAGAGTTGATGAGGATTACTACGGTGATTTCGGTAACCAATACTTAAGCAATTCGCATATAAGTAAACTACTGAAAAACCCTATGGCGTTATTCGATAAAACGCCAGATAATCCAAACTTTAAAGTCGGTGGATATTTTCACACAGCTATATTAGAACCTGAAAAACTTAAATCATTCAAGATTATAGAAGCAACAACTCGCAACACTAAAAAATATAAAGAAATATCTGGTGGAGAGGTTTGCTTATTGCAACACGAAGTTGACATGATCGAAAAAATGGTAGACAAGATGATGGCTAACGATATATGCAGGGACCTTATCCAACCAGCTTTGGGTAACGTTCAATATGAGGAACCAGGTCTTGTCAGGTTATACGACAATATGTGGAAAGGTAAGGCTGATATAATTAATCACGATGAAAAACTCGTTATTGATTTAAAGACTACAGGCGATATAGATAAATTTCGCTGGTCTGCGTCAAAGTTTAACTATGACAGCCAAGCCTATATTTACAGACACCTGTTTGGTTACGATATGCTATTTATAGCTATCGATAAAAACACCCATCAGATCGGTCTGTTTGACTGTTCACCTAACTTCTATAAGTCAGGTAAGGAAAAAGTACAGAAAGCTAGTGAGCTGTACGACTTATTCTACAAGGATGAGAATTTTGATCACAAGCAACATTTAACTACAACAACCCTATAAACCAAAAACCATGGGAAGAGTAACAAAAAAGACCTGTGACGTAACAGGCATTACAACAAGTTCTAGGAACTTTTATTCAAATCAGTCTCACCTTAAGCCAGTCGATAACTTAAGGCGTAGCACCGGAGCTACTAAAGAGCAAATGAGACATATGTTTAATCAACTAAGTACAGTAAAATAATGGCTAGTATTATAAAAGCAAGTATCAACCTAAGCAATGTGCCTAAGGACAAAATCATAACTGGTAAGAAAGGCAAATACCTACCTATCACGATCACTGTAAACGATGATCTAGATCAGTTTGGTAACCAAGGTCCTATCTGCGTTGATCAAAGTAAAGAGGAACGAGACTCTAAGGAAGCTAAGACTTACTTAGGTAACGTCAAGGTTGTATGGACAAATGGTGAAAACGTGGATGCTGCTCCTCGAGACGCGGCTACGGCACCCCCTCCTCAAGCACAAGCTAAAACCGAAGAGGTAGACCTGCCATTCTAAATGAGTACGGAAGAGATCAATGGATTCTTGATTGACAAGTTCAATCAACATAGCCTAAAGGAAGGCGCTGCGCAGGGGATTTGTCCCCTGTGCTCGTCTTCTAGGCAACCTAAAAATCAAAAGGCGGGATGTGCGTCTTATGATTGGGAACGTGGTCTTGGTACCTGTCATAACTGTGACACCAGTTTTCAACTACATACTTATCAGCGTAAAGGCGCTAGTGAAAAGGTTTATGTAAGACCTTCATCAATGACTGAACATGTTGTTAACACTAAAGTTGAGCAATGGTTTAAATCACGAGGTATATCTAGTCAAACTCTACGAGACTTACAAGTTGGCGAGGGCTCTGAATGGATGCCTCAGACAGGGAAGAACGAAAATACAATTCAGTTCAACTACTATATGGGTGATCAGTTGATCAACGTTAAATATAGAGATGGTAGGAAGAACTTTAAGCTTTTCAAAGGAGCTGAAAAGATCTTTTATAATATAAACTCTGTAGTTGGTTATGATTCCTGTATTATAACTGAAGGTGAGATGGATGTGCTTGCGTTACATGAAGCAGGTATTAAAAATGTTATCTCTGTACCTAACGGAGCTACGTTAAACTCAAACAACCTAGACTATTTAGACAACTGTATAGACTACCTAGAAGATAAGACTAAAATTATCTTAGCTGTAGACACCGACGAAGCCGGTCAAGCTCTTAAACAAGAGTTTATCCGACGTCTCGGAGCTGAGAGTTGTTATTTAGTTGATTTTGATGACTGCAAAGATGCTAATGAATACCTGCTAAAACATGGTAACGAAGCATTAAAAAATGCTATACACACGTCAAAGCAAGTACCACTAGAAGGGGTTTCAACATTATACGATATAGAAGATGAACTTAAAGATTTCGTGCAAAACGGTTTTAAACCAGGGTTTCAAGTTGGTTTACCTAATTTTGATAAAATATTTAGTACATATACCGGTCAGTTTATTACTGTTACTGGCATTCCGTCTTCTGGAAAATCGGATTTTGTCGACCAGATGGTGGTTGGCTACAATAATAACTATGGATGGAAAACTGCATTTGCGTCTCCAGAGAACCACCCAACGTATCTCCACGCTCATAAGCTGATGCGTAAGACATGGCAAGATATGCCATTGCCTAGCGATATTGGTGGTAACAAATGGAACAGCGTAGCTGATCACGTCAATGATAATTATTTTTTCATAGACATGGATCGTTATACCCTTGAGTCTGTGTTACGTAAAGGCGCTGAGCTTGTAAAACGTAAAGGTATTAAATGTTTAGTTATTGATCCGTTTAATAAGGTTAGAGATGTCGACTGTAAGACAGAAGATGTTAATCGTTATACCATGGAGTATTTAACAAAGATAGAAATCTTTGCTAAGAAGTACGACGTGTTAGTGTTTATCGTAGCTCACCCTACTAAAATGTACAAAGGTCAAGATGGAAAGATTGAAGAACCTACAATGTACAATATTAAAGGTGGTGGTGAATGGTACGACGCTAGCTACCACGGTTTACTTGTACATCGCGACTACGAGGCAAAAACGGTTAAAGCGAAAGTCCTTAAAGTAAAGTTTCAAAACCTAGGTGAAAACGGTGCTGAGGCTCATTTTAAATGGGAACCTCGATCAGGTAGCTTTATGCCAGAGATAACTGAAGGAGTTGAAGATGAAGCTATGCCATGGGAAAGTTAAACAAGCTTTTAGCTTTTCATCAACCGGGTAAGCCATCTAAAGGTGCTAGAAACCCCGGTAGAATACCATATACACATGATGATATGAAGCGTGTTGGTTGGTGTTTAGATAACAAGATAGGTATAAGCGTTATACCTAACTGGGATACAGCTAATAAGTGGATGGTTCAAATATCTATAAAAGGAACTGTTAGAACTGACCCTGTGGATTACACGGATGAACAAGCTTTAATTAAGATGTACGAATATTATAAATACTATTATGACAAATACAATGAAGACTAGATTTTACAACGCAGACTCAGCTTTTAGTTATTTTCTAAATGAGATAAGATGTAACGGTGTAGAGTTTGGTGATACCAAAGCTTTGTTTAACGTAGGTTTTACTATGGAGCATCCTAATGATATGGTAATACTAAATAGTGAACGTAACTGGAATAGAGAATATGCTGACGCTGAATGGCGATGGTATTTATCGGGTGACCCAAGTATAGACCGATTAGGTGCATTATTTGGCTCAATACCTCCTATCTGGGAACGTATGGCGGATGTCAACCGAGAGGTTAACTCTAATTACGGGTATCAGTGGAATAGAAATAAGCAGCTAGACAATGTTGTAGCAATGCTTGAATCAAACCCTGATACTCGACAGGCTGCCATTAGTATATACGATGCGAAAGAAATAAACGATGGGCATTACCAAAATGACACACCGTGTACTTATGCCGTACAATTCACAATACTAAACAACAAGCTTAACATGGCTGTGGTTATGAGGTCAAATGATTTGTGGTTTGGCTTCTGTAATGATCAGTATTGTTTTGCTAGTCTGCAGATGTTAGTAGCGTATGAACTCGGTATTGAATGTGGCGAGTATTACCATTACGCACACAACTTACACTTATATAATAACAAACTATGACATACTGCATATACCATATACCAGGTAAAAAAATCGGTGTAACAAACAACCTGGAAGAAAGAGTTACACGACAACAAGGTTATACAGAAGATGAATATGAAATACTGGATATGTCTGACGACATTAGCTATATCTCTAACAGAGAGATTGAATTACAAAAGCTATTTGGTTATAGAGTAGATCACAAGCTGTATAAAGATTTAAAACCCAAAAATGAAAAATTAAACCATATGAAAATAAACATAACAGAACAAACAACAACTTTCCCATGCCCAGTTAATAAGCTTAAAGGCAGGTTAATGGATGAGCTAGGTATGAGTTGGGAGACGGAGCATGGTAGATGCTGTCTTGACCCTGACTCAGTGAAGTGGATCATGAAAAACGTTAAACCGTCAATGTACAATAGCGATAGGTGTTACGTATATAACAAGGCATTTGCTAGGTACTTTGACAATAATAATTGCTGTAGAACAAATACCGGTGCGTTAAATATGAGTGGTCATGGTAAAGGTCTAAATCTCAATGTTGGATCTTTAAACCGCTTCGATTTAATTAGAACTTGGGCTATTGAAAGAGGTTTATACGAGGCTGGTGATACTAAAACTCAGTATTTAAAGCTTATGGAAGAAGCTGGGGAACTTGGTAGAGCTATACTAAAACAAGACACCATTGAGTTCATAGATGCTATCGGAGATATGGTTGTAGTACTTACAAACCTAGCTGAACTAGGTGGAACGCATATCGAAAACTGCATTGACGAAGCTTATGATGTTATAAGCAAACGCACAGGTAAAATGGTTAATGGAACATTTGTAAAAGACACACTATGAGCGATAGAGAAATAATGAATGCTAAAACAGCTGATTGGACTAGGAAATTAGTAACATTTCGAGATCCAGTAGTTGAGAATGTATGTGATAAGTTTATACAACGATCTGATATAGGTTTTAAAAAGTATGGACGTACATTACATACAGAGAGAACAGGAGGTCATAAAGACTTAGCTGGTTATCTAAACGATATACAAGAAGAGCTTATGGATGCAATACTGTATATCCAAGCAGCACGCGAAGAACTAGAAGATAATGGGTCGTAAAACAACTCAAAAAAACAAAAGTAGAAAACGAGGTCCAGTGAGGTCTAAGAAGGTGGTGTATGATGGCATCACCTTCGCCTCTGGCCTTGAGAGATATATGTGGCAAGCTCTTAAGAAATCTAAGATCAAAGCTACATACGAAAGCGAAAGCTTTATACTACAAGAAGGGTTTATGTGTGACTTACTTTGTTATGAACGTCAAGGTAACGGTAAGGGAGATATGGTAAACCGAGGACAAAAGAAAATACTACCTATAAAATACACTCCTGATTTTTTTGGTGATGGTTTTATAATAGAAACAAAAGGTCGAGCTAACGAGAGTTTTCCTATGAGATGGAAAATGTTTAAAAAACTCATTAACTTTGAAAGACCGCATGTGACTTTATATAAACCACAAAATCAGAAGGAGTGCGATAAAGTAGTTGAATTAATATTAAATAAAAGAAAACAATGCCAAAGTGGGAATTAAGTTTTGGGTTTTACCCAGGTATATTAATAGGTTTCAGGACCTATGAGCAGGAGGATAGAAACAGTCATGTGTTTTACCTACCTTTTGCGGATGTGTGTTTAACAGTTTTAAAAGATACAAATGAGTCAGATTGATAAAGATATACTCTCCGATATTACGGTACATATGAAGTACGCCAAGTACGTACCTGAGTTAAATAGACGAGAGACGTGGAGAGAATTAGTTATGCGGAATGAGGAGATGCATGTAAAAAAGTATCCTCAATTAAAAGACGAAATAAATAAAGCATATGAACTTGTATATAGTAAAAAGGTTTTACCATCAATGCGATCTCTCCAGTTTAGTGGTAAACCTATTGAGATCTCTCCGAACCGTTTGTACAATTGTAGTTATCTACCCATTGATCATATTGACAGCTTCAGTGAAACTATGTTTCTACTGCTTTCAGGCTGCGGGGTGGGTTATTCTGTCCAACAGCATCACGTTAGAAAATTACCTCACGTCACTAAGCCCTTTGAAAAAAGATATAGGAGATTTGTAATAGGTGACTCTATAGAAGGTTGGGCTGATGCGGTTAAGGTTCTTATGGAGTCTTATCTTGGTGGTAGGAAGAAGTCAGCTGTAAAGTTTGATTACTCAGACATACGACCTAAGGGTGCTAGGCTTGTAACTTCAGGTGGTAAAGCACCTGGTCCTCAACCTCTTAAAGAATGTTTAATCAAAGTTCAAGGTATATTAGATGATAAAAATGATGGAGATGATCTTACGTCCCTTAACGTACATGATATCGTTTGTCATATTGCTGATGCTGTCCTTGCTGGGGGTATCAGACGCGCAGCGCTTATATCTTTATTTAGTGCGTATGATGAAGAGATGATTTCCTGTAAAGCTGGCAACTGGTGGGAGTTAAACCCTCAACGTGGTAGAGCTAACAACTCAGCTGTTCTTATGAGACATAAGATAACTAAAAAGTTTTTTATGGATCTATGGAAACGTGTTGAAGCTTCAGGCGCTGGTGAACCAGGTATATACTTTAATAACGACAAAGACTGGGGAACTAACCCTTGTTGCGAGATAGCTCTTCGCCCGTATCAATTCTGTAACCTATGTGAGGTTAATGTATCAGACATAGAATCACAGGGTGATTACGAGGATAGAGTTAGAGTAGCATCTTTTATAGGTACGTTACAAGCTGGATATACTGACTTCCATTACTTAAGAGAGATATGGAAAGAAACAACAGAGCGAGATGCTTTGATAGGTGTGTCTATGACAGGTATAGGTAGTGGAACTGTTTTAAATTACGATATGTCTGCTGGAGCTGAGATTGTTAAAACCGAAAATGCTAGAGTAGCTAAAATTATAGGTGTTAAAAAAGCCGCACGTACAACATGTGTTAAGCCTGCGGGGACGACATCTCTGGTACTGGGAACATCTTCGGGTATTCATGCTTGGCATCATAAACAATACATCCGTAGATTACGCGTAGGAAAAAACGAGGCTATATATAGTTATCTAAAAGCTAACCATCCTGAGATCGTTGAGGATGATTACTTCAGAGCACATGATACAGCTGTGATAAGTATCCCACAACAAGCTCCAAAAGGTTCTATATTAAGAACTGAATCTCCCATGGACTTACTTGAGAGAGTTAAAAAGGTTGCTACAGAATGGGTTAGCAATGGCCACAGGAAAGGTTCTAACTCTCACAATGTTTCAGCCACAATATCTATTAAAGATGACATGTGGGATGAAGTAGGTGAGTGGATGTGGAAAAACAAAGATCATTATAATGGTCTGTCTGTTTTACCTCATAATGGAGGTACTTATAAACAAGCCCCGTTTGAGGATATCACAAAAGCTAAATACGATGAGTTATTGAAATCTCTAAATGAGATAGATCTGACTAAAGTTATAGAGCTGGACGATAACACAGATTTATCTGGTGAGCTAGCTTGCTCAGGTGGGTCATGTGAGGTTACATAAACCGTAACAACTTAAGACAAAGAAGGGGATAACCGTTGTGGCTATCCCCTTTTTTTATTTATGCTATACACGCTCTAGTCTACACTGTTAATTTTTCCTATATTAGCTGTGGCAACGGTATTAACCTTCCCTATGCTCGCGGCAGCTACCCCTATTACGTCATGCGTATAACCTGTAGCTGCTAAAGTGTAATCTAAAGTTATTGTTGTATCAAAGTCTATTCTAACATCAGACGTTGCTGTAGAGTTAGAGTTAGAGTAATCATTATCATGATCTACTATAGCTAATATAAAATTATCGTTATTTTTTATATCAGCTAAAGCCGCAGCCGTAAGAGTATATTCGTTGTTAGTTGAAGCGTTCCAGGATGTTAATTCAGTAGAATAAGCAGTGCTATAATCCAATGAAGAAAACATATCTGAGGTAGCTAAAGCTGTACCACCATCCCCACCAAAGGCGGTGCTTTTTATCATAATAGTATCATTAGGGTCTAATGAAGATCCTCCTCCGTCGATATCTATGTGTGCGGCGCTTACTGTACCCGTTATACCGCTTGTATCAAAGTGTAAAAAAATCCTATCAAACCTCTTGCTCCTACCTGTAAAAAACTGCACGTTGTGATCTCCAGACAAACTATCTGTAGCGGAAGCTGCGGCGCTTGTTCTAGCAGTGTTAAAACTTGAACTAGCTGGGCTTCGGCCATGGCCTGTCCTATTTACGTTTATCGTTGGCATTACGCTGTTACTTCAACAAATGTGTTGTCTGGGTTAAACCACATCCTAGTTCCGCTACCTATTTTATAACCAAGAACCCTAACGATATCTCCATTACCAGTCGGCGCGGTTCCAGTAGCCGCCCCCGCAGTGGCGTTATCTAAATATAAAACATCCCCAGTGCTAGGGCTCCCAGAAAACGTTGTGTTTAAGTTAACCATACCTCTTATACACATACCACTATTAGCATCCGTGCCCATAGCTACGGCTAATAAACCAGTACTAGTTGCCGTAGCGTCTGCGTCTGTTATAACCCATTGACTACTTGAATTCAAAGTATATATGTTTCCGGCTACATGAGAAGCTGCGTCGGTACCAAGATAAATTATATCTCCTTCACAGTCTCCAGTTGAACCGGTTACATTGGAAAATTTTCTTTTGTTTATCTGTGTCTTACTCGTAATTTCTTGATCAACGCTTAAGTGCACCGTGTCAGCGTCTAAATAAGCACTGGCTATAGCAGTGCCCTGCCACACTCCACTAGCTATAGTACCCGTAGCAACGATATTAGCCTGAGTGTAGTGTTCGTCATCCTCAAAGTTCTGCAACGAGTCGTGGTCTATCTCACCAGGTACAGCAGTAGCGGTTATAGTAGTGCCACTATTCGTGACACCAACACCTGTGGCTCCTAGTATGCTAAAGTCAGCACTACCCGCTGTATCTGAGGCTGTAGAGCCACCACCACTGTCAGTGGTAATAGTAACTCCAGTTATATCACCCGATGTTGTGCTGTAACCATAACCTTCTATTTTGTCTGCTATAGCCGCAGCAGTCATTATAGAAGTATCATTATCATTAAACGATGTGCCTGAATCTTGTATTTTAGTTATACTAATAGTACCAGATGTATACTCATCCATTGTTATGGATTTACCTGTACTTAAGGTTATATTATCCTCAAAGTAAACGTGATTACGGAATCTAGATATAAAATCCCATATATGTTGACCTATCCACTTCATTAGCTTATTAAGACATCTACTGTATCAGAGCTACCAACTGTAGCGTATAAACCATATCCATTGGTTTTATTATTAAAAGACAATAAATTAGGGTTATCAAGAAGTAAAGTAACTCCAGATGGAATAGAAACGTTTTTAATAATATAGAAAGTACTTGACGCAGAAGCGCTAGGCGAAGTTTGAATAAACAAACTTAACGTAGCGGCGTTCGCGGCGTGAGTATTTGTTATAGCTAAAGAGTTCACGGCTGCAACCGCGTTTCTTGGGGCTATTAACTCAGTATTCACGCCACTTGAGCCATCTATATTATAATAACTACGCATTGAAGTGTTAAGCTTCTTCGTAGAACATCACAAACTCTAAAACCACAGTATCATCTGTAGCTGGATTTGCTGTGACATCATCAGCGTCGATGCATGTTAAAGGCATCATCATCCAATCGCCTCCGTAGAGTTTACCAATAGGCTCAGCGTTAACCCCTATCGTAACACCTACGGTTTTGTCGATATTACCTTTACCATCTCCTATATTTCTAATGTACACTTTTGAAGCTACACTGTCTTTAGGTTCTATGTTTTCGCTAGCCATAGTAATTAAATCTACAGCTCCTGTAGCTGATAGTTTTCTCCTTTGAAAACCCGTTGTGCTATCTATATCTATAATTGTGCCAGCTTGAGTCAATGTCATTGATTCGCTAACGCCGCCAAAACCTGGGGCTGCATCGGAAGATATATTTATTGTGCATGTTGTTGCCATAATTATTTCTTTTTAAATCGTTATTAAGTAGTAGTTAAAGCTGTTCCTTCGTGAAAAAGAGCATATTCTATTTTATTTGTTCCACCATTTGATGTTACTGCTATATCTGCAGCCGCGTCATGAAAATCAGCTGGAATAAACATCCAGTCTCCACCGTATAACCTACCTATAGCTTGCGCGTTTTGTGTGACCGCTACGTAGTAAGTTTCATCTATTGAATGATTTTTTACGTAAAGTTTACTTGCTTTACTTGCTGTTGGAGTAGTGCAAATTAAATCATATTCATCTCCAGTAGCTATCTCTACTACTGCATATTCTACTTGATCCAAACCATCAGCTGTAGTACCCGCTTTCATACAAGTTGTACTTGCAGTTACTGACATTGCATCTGATAGCAAATCACTTGTTAGCGTTACCGCTGCTGTTGTTGTTGCCATAATTATTTATTTAGTTGTTTATTGTTTATTGATCTTGACCTATTACCATAAACTCCATTTTAGTAGGATTGTTTGTAGCGTAAGCTTTATATGTTTTATCTCCATGCATAGGTATGAAACCCCAATCACCTGCGTCTAGCTGAAACTGAAGAGGATCACCGCTTGTGCTATCGTCATATATAAATATTTTATGCCCAGCTGTAGTAGCTGAGTTTTTAACATATAGATACGGAATAGCCGCGAAATCATCCGCTGTGTACAAAGTAACTTGCCCCGAAGCTGTTCCCTTAGCGGTTGATGTAATTGTTTTACTTGCTAAGCCAGACGTGTGTTCTACACCTGTTGCAGTACCGGTTTTTGTTAATGTGGATGTGGTTGTTAAAGCTAACTCGTCTGACAACAAGTCAGTACTTGATAGCGTAATTGTAGCTGTTGTTGTTGCCATGTTATATTACTTTATATTTTGTTTTACCTTTTTCTTTATATGCTTTTAAGCATCTTTGCCTGTTATCATCTTCGTTAACGTAGCTAATGTGAATCCAAGCTGGATTATCGTCATCACCAAACTCCCATATTATTTGATCGTAATTAAGGTGATATCTTATATACTTAAACATTTCTGCGTTTAAGTTTGTAAACTTACCTCCAAAAGTGTCATCTATATCTATAGCTTGACCGTGGCAATGTTGGGATTTTTTACTACCTCCAATCGCCATGTTTAACTCTGGCGATCTATAGAAACTATTTATTTTAACCGGACCTCCAACCCATTTTCTTAGCGGTTCAAACACTTTTTCAGCTATAAGCTTCATATTTTCTAACTCGTCTACATCTGGTATATTATCTATACCTCTACGTAAAGCCGTATTGCTACGAGTGGCTTCTGTATAACTTATATGATCACTTATTTTATCCATGATTTATTATTTAACAACCCTTCTAGTTACCCTAAAGTTGTTGTGTGTTATATGCATTATATATACCCCTGAAACCCATAGAGACGCGTCTAACGTGTTAACATTTTTAAGAGATATTATCATACCTCCAGATGAATTAAATACGTCTATGTCGACGTTTTTGTTTATGCTTAATATATTTTTAACTGGGTTAGGGTATACCACTAAGTCGTGTTCAGTTAATGCAACTTCTATACTAGTTGTTGAACAATAATCAAATGTCTCTTGACATACAGCGTCCCAATCCTCTTCGCAGCAATATGGGTCAACTTGTATAACCCACGCGAAGCACATGTTGTTGAGCCAATAACCATCGCCATATGGCTCACCTAGTCCAGTGACACATCCTACCGCTTCGTAGAGACAGACTTCCGGATCAGGTATATTAACCGCTGTGTCATAGTTATAAGCTTCGGGGTCTGCACAACCCTCCAAGATTTCAATGCAAGAACCGTTGTCAGAGTTAGCCAGCGGATCATAATTAAAGGCATTACTATCAGTACAACCGTAAACGTAAGGAATACAGCCACCATTTTCTGTGTTAGCTTCTGGATCATAGTTATATTGTGTTGGGTCTGTACAACCAAATATAAACGGTTCGCAATCACCTACATCAGTTGCTAGAATATTATAATTAAATGCTGTTGGATCCATACATCCAACCACTTCGAGTTCATCACAAACACCATCATTATCCACGTCATTATCACAAGCGTTGTCACAATCATAGTATTGAACGGAATAAAAACAACCTTCGTCTATGTTAGCTTCATTATTATAATTACAAGCTAAATTATCCATACAACCTACGACAGGTAGTATGCAATAGTCAGAACAAACAGGTGTACCGGTATATATATAAGGAAACTTTTTTAATGGATCAGTCCAAGGGTTAGTTCCACTCTCGAGCACTATTCCACTAGGACCTTCAATTCTAAACCCACACTGAGCAGCTGTTGTTTCAGCGTTACCACTTGTGAAAAAATAAACACTTACATCTTCATTGGAGTTTAAGGTTAAGTTAAACTCCTCTTCATGTCCATCATTAGGACCCATTTGATATGGTCCATACAAGTTATCACCTTGTTTTAGGCCTAACCAACTACCAAACCAACCATCTGCTCCACCGTCTGTAATCACTAATGAGTAATCACATGACGGTTCAGTCTCTATAGTATTAGCGACAGGATCATAATTCAACGCTTCCTCTTGCGTACACCCTAAAACAACCTCGGTTAAGCAGCTATTGTCATCTATTATAGCCTCTGAATTATACTCTAGGTAATTTGAGTCTGTGCAACCTTGGGGTATCACTGGTATACAAGGTGGGACTATGTAAGGCCCCGAAGACGCGGTGTCAAACTGCTCAACTCCACCTATGGCAAAAATACTATCACCGCATAAAGTTGTGACGTTGAAGTACCCGTCTACCCCACCCCAACAAGTTCCGCATAACCCATCCCCGTATGTGTCATACACGCTTGCAACAAGGGTGTCTCCTACACCTGTACACACGTACGAGGGTAATGTTACCCCCGTATTACCCTCGTTTCCTCCAAAAGCTATAATCTCACCATTAGCGGTTATATCCCAGCTTGTTTCAGATGGATAGCTATCAGGTGTAATTAAAGCTATAATGTTTGTTTGGTCAGGTCCACAAGGCATAGGTGGAAATACACATGGCGCTTGATCGTTAGCCCACGGGTTGAAGTTTAAAGCACCTATATCCATACATCCAGCTACAGGCGCCTCGCAATCCGAAACTTCAAAAACCGTTGTAGTCGAAGGACCAGCAAACTCGTAATCGTATATCTCTAACCCACAAGAGTTGGTTAAAGAGTACCACCCAGGCCCAAAGTCGCAGCAAATACCATCTCCAAAAGAGTCGTATATAACAAAGTTATAATCTCCTGGGTCAAGAGGTACTACAACTTCTTGTAAAGAGTTACTAACATAAGGAGGGCTAACCGCAACAACCTCTGATGCTTGATATATCTCCCAAGATGTTTCTCCTCCGTAATCATCTGTCTGTACGGATACTTTAACCCAACTATCTTGACCTAGTACAGACCCAATAATGAGCCAAAAAGCTACTACTAATAAATAAGCTTTATTCTTCATGTTAAAAATCGCTATAAATTACTTCATCAATAACCGACTGAACTTGCTTTCTAGTAGCTTCCAGCTGCATCATAATGTTAGCTTGAAACCTCTCCACCTCTTTCCCATTGAAGACTATAATAGTAGGTACAACTACTATTCCGTAATCAGATTGGTATGTACCTTGATCTATACTCACATTCATAACCTCGCAGTCGGTTAATTCTCCAAGATAGTCAACGTTGTTGCTGGTATTCCAACTGGCGTTAAACTGTACAACGCAAATATCGCTGCCACATAGGTTTTGTCCAAAAGCAGTCCCGCTCAATAATGCCCCTAGCATAATTAAAGCATAAACTACTACTGTTTTAAAATTCATTGAATTCTCCATTATATTATATTTTATTTTAAATCATCTATCTTTCTTTCTATATTATCCAGATCCTCTTTTATCTCCTTAACGTCTTCCTGAGTGCTCATAATAGTCTGACGCACAAGTTGATCTTTCATATCAAACTCCATGCGTGATATCTCAGGAGGTAGTGGCTCTGGTAGTTCTTTTGCCTCAGCTATATCAGCCTGTAACATAAACCACATACTAATAATAGTGGCCATTCCAAAACCTATACCGATGAGTGTTTTTACACTTATCTGAAACCCCGTGTCCTCGTTTAATTCTTTAGCCATTTTTTTTTATTATGTTTGAGAGTCTTGTAAATCTTTTTTTGAAGGAGCTCCTTTGCTGCCTGGTTTTCTCATTTTTTCTCCTGAGCCAGCTTTAATTCTTTTTCTTTTAGCATGTATGTTATCCCAAAGCCCACGCTTTTTCATAGGACCACCTTCCATCTCATCGATGTGTTTGTTTATTGTTTTAGCTTGCTTACCGTGAGCAACGACAGCTGAATTAAGCTGTTTCACAACCTCTTTGAGGTTTTTATATTTCATTTTGAATGCCATAGCTATTTATTTAACAGTTCCACCTACGTCTAGCGGCTAAACCTCTTTTACCTTTCCAACTTTTTGATCTTGCGCAAAATGATTTTCTGCGACCAGCCGCTTTACTACCCTTCTTAAGTTCTGAAGGAGGTGTAGTTACAGCTGTTTTTAACTTACTGCCTGGGTTATTTCTTTTGTATTCATTAACACCTTTTTGAGTCATGCCACCTCCTGCTGCACCACCTGTTCCAGTTGGGTTAGCTTTGTTAAAGTTTTTACCCGGACCTATAGTCTTGCGCGGATCAGCTTTTTTAAAAGCGCTGCCTATACCGCCAGCTCTACGCCTACCACAAGATGTTACTGGAAAAGGATTATTTTTTTGCTTATAAGCCATATCTTAGAAGATTACATAGTTTATACCACACTTAAAGTTGTACCACTCCCTGTTCCAGTACTTGTTATACTTGCCTTCAGTGAATAATCCTAGGTGTTTGTTTATCCTATAACCTAATATAAGACCACCAGAATAATCAAGCCATTGACCACCAACTGAGTTGTGGTACATGAATTCGTTTCCGTTATCATAATGGTACGGCATAACGTTACCCCACGCGTGCAACCAAAACTCATCCGTATAATGGTAAAAATCAAATCCAGCCACTACGGACAGCTGAAGTAGGTTGTTCAATTCGTCTCTCTTTCTACCTACATAATCTGATATAACATTTGGTATTACCACCGCTTCCCAAACCTCTGAGCTTAACGCTACTGATTCGCCATTAGGACTAAAATACTCTTCGTTAGACACATCAACAGTGTATCCTTCTTGCAAGGCTAGATATGTGTAGTGTATATTGTTGTTGTCTAGTAACCACTCTTCTAAAGGATTAAAACCATATGGTTCAGATAATCTTTGAGCTACACCTATATTAAAAGAAAACTTTTTCCCTAATTTTAATCTATATCTTTCTGACGCTTCAAAATAGGAGATGTCTGCAAAGCCATCTTGTAGATACTCTCCTTTAACAATGTAATTATCTCCTACATATCTTAAGAAATGGTTTTGATCAAGAAACTCTTGACCCATCTGCCTTTTGTATTTAACCTCAGCTAAAAACTCTAAGCCGTTACGCTTGCCTATGTTAGCACCGTCTGACCAAGACTCTTCAGTTCCGTCATAAAAAACATTAGCTCTATTTTCATAACCAAATCTAGCAATCTTACGCAAACCCATAGTTAAGCTATAATCGTATGGTGTCTCAACTTCAGTAGAACCTAAGCCGTTAGCCACAGAGTATATAGTTTGATCTGATATAGAGTTTCCACCATTTACAGCTGTGTAGAACGTAGCGAACTTAAAAGCTTTTTTTAATTGTTGAGCATTTACATTTGCTATACACAGCAAAAACGCTAATAATGCAATTACTTTTTTCATTTATAATTTATCTTTTACTACCACCTCTTGATGATCCACCTCGCGATGAGGTGCCTCGTGATGTACTTTTTCGTTTAGACGAAGTAGAGTCTTTCTCTTCTTCATTTACTCCTAGATTATATTTACTCCAACCCATAAACATTAAAGCTCTTTGCCAAGCTGAGTGCTGGTTGTTCAAGGCTTCTCTCATGTTTTGCGTTTTGTTATATAGTCTGTTTAATGGAATATTAGTAATACCTTCAATGTAACTAGTGGCTGCAGACCATTGAGGATTGTCAATATCAAGGGTCTCCATTTCTTCTATAGCTTTCTTGTTGTAGTTTAATGTTTTTTCAGCGTTAACTACTTTTCTAGCTTTAATACCTAGAGGAGGAGACACGTTTAACATCTCCATTAAAACAGCACTTTCATCTTTATTATAACCAGCTTCCCTTTGCTCCGCAAACTTCATAGCCATATTTTTAACTGTAGCTACAACAGCTCCCATAACTCCGCTTCCTCTTAAAACAGAGTCAATACTACCGTTTATCATTCTCTCTTTCTTTTTAAGAAACTTTTCATCATCTTCGTTATCGTCAAACAGAGCGGCGAATAAAGCCGTCTGTAGTCCATAGAATATCATGTTTTGCATAGCAAAGTAATACATGATTCTAGACGCGTTAGACACATCGCTTTGGAACTGCGAAGTATTAGGCTTTGTTATTCTTCTGTTTTTTATATCCAAAAACGCTTTTTTACCTAACCTGTTAAACTGAGATGTTACGTTTTGAAACGCTAGTATAAACTTACCAAGAGGTGAAGCTTGCTGTTGAGACACCATGTCTGGTCTAGCAGACTGCTGAGTAGACTGTGTTATATCTTGGAAATCCGTCCAAGCTTTTGCCTCAGCTTCAGTCTTAGATAAACCTTGCTTTAAATATGTTTTAATTCTATTTCTATAATATGTAGCGCCACCGGTTGCAATAGCTATATTATCACCGATTTGTGTAGGTGTGAAACCAATCTTCAAGAGCTCCCTTATTAAAGTTCTCATAGGGAATTTAGACTTACTGATAGTTTCAGCTAGCTCAGATCCGTTAACGTCAGTCTGTATACCACCTCTTCTCTGCTTTAGCATGTCAGAGTTAAATATATAAGACCAATCGCTCCAGTATTGCTTTTGGTCAGCAAAAGCCTTAGCCGCGTTAAACATGTTGTTGTCAGCAAAGTTTATGTAGTTCACTATAGACATCTGCTGAAGAACAGCTGATCTTATGTTAAAGAACATAACACTACCAACAGCCCCATTTATATAGTTAACAAATCTATTTACTAAAGCGTTACTTCCACTAGGTCTGTTTCTACCATTTTTAATTCGGTACAACATATCCTCTAAAGCTTCTCTAACACCTTTACCGTACCCAGCTTCGATCTTGTTGAGGTTTTCTTTAGAAAATATTATATCCGTGTTTTGTAAAAACTCTGCAAAATACTCTTCTCTACCAACTCTACCAGTTGCGTCGTTTAGATCCATTCTAATATCACCAGACTCCCACCCTTCTGTAGGACTTACGTAGGCTTCTTGTTTGGATATAACGCTTAAGGTATCCGCGTAAGCTCTCAGCTCTGGATTAGAGTTGATATAGTCAACTAAATTCTTTTGATCTGTTTTAGTTATACCAGGTATATCATAACCGTTTGTATCCCATAGATAAACTCTTATAGCGTCTTCATTGGTAAAATCACCCTCTGGTGTTTTCTTTTTGAGTTTACTTTTAACATCAGGAAATCTTTTGTTTAAAGATTTAAAGTCGTTAGCTATACTTTGTCTAGCTGTATCAAGTTCTTTGTTAGCTCTATTTAAAGGTCTAATTAAAGCTTGCTCTAAAAAGTCTCTATGCGCGTCACCTTTCTTACCTGCGCCCATGAAGTTGTAAAGCAACCCAACGAAGTCCTCATGAGATGGAGGTATAAAGAATCTAAACTTACCTTTACTTTCACCTCTCTTACGAGCTTTCATACTAGAAAACCTTTTAGCAGCTTCTATACCTAATATATCTTCAAGGATTTTGTTAAACTCACTATCCATGCTTTGACTGAACTTCACTCTGGCTTGCTGAACTTTAGACTTAACGTCAAATTGATCTAGCATATTCTTAACAGCCTTAACATTTTGAATAGCATCATCCGCAAAGTAAAAGTCGTTGTAACCTTCTCCAACTTTTTCAGCTATCCATAAAGCTTTAGCCTCAGCTTCCGACTTTCCTAAACCTGTTATATTCTTAAGGGGTATATCTAACCCTTGAGCATCTAAAAACTGCTTAATAGCTTTAGCAGACTCAGGAGATCTAGCAGTTAAAACAAACATGTTGTCTGTCCCAAACTTACCTGAGAGCTTCATTGCTTTGTTGAACAACGGCGCAGTCTTACCTTTAACAACTTTATTGAATTCTGAGAAATCAAATTTATAACCTTCAGCTAAAAGATCAGCGCCTTGTTTCGCAAACTCTTCCGCGTTTAACTTGCTTTTAACACCATCAGGAGCTGTTATAAGGACTTTAGATTTAGTTGTGGCTAACGTGTCATCAAAGTCGAGAACGGTGATACCTTTTGTCGGTTTAGAAGCTTTACTAATTCTAGCGTTAGCTATAGCAGTATTTAATATTTTAAAATTATCGATTCCAGTTTTGCTAAACCTAATTCCACCTTCTGAATTTATATTTAACTCTTCCGCTAGTGATTTATTTGAATTAACTACAGTGAAATTCTCAGGGTTTATACCACCTAAATCGTTTATTATTTTGTTAAAATATCTTTCATGCCACTTGTTATTAAAAATATCCCAACCTAAACCCATTTCATTTTTAAATGATACAGTTTTGCCGTTTTCATCTACATAGCTACCTTTGTCTAATTTAGTGTTATCGGTAACACTTACTCCAATAAGCTTATAGTTATTCTTTAAAGCTTTTATAGTTTTCTTAAACTCAGAACGACCTGCTGTTTTGTCGTTCATAGAAGCTTTTATCAAAGTCCTGTAAGCTTTAACGTTTTGCAAGGCATGTTCTAAGTAAAGTCGACCTTTAGTAGTCTTGTCATAAGATATAAACTCTGCTCCAGATCTATGAATATGCGTTTTAGAATTAATAGCATTACTTAAATATATAAGTATAGGCCCTAACAAAGTAGGGTCATTATACAACGCCTTATCTATAGCTTTCCAATGCGCATCAAAATTAATACCCGCTTGCCTGTTAAATTCATTTATTTTAGCAGTATCCATCTGTTCAACTTTGTTACCAACATATTTAGCAAAGTCTCTTTTTGGGTATTTACCTCTAACTTTTAATTCGTCATATTTTTTTACACCGTCTCTAAGAGGTTGTTTCAAGCTTTGATTTCTTATAGCATTTAAACCGTTTACAAGTTCATTACCAGTTAACAAGCCTGGGTACTTTTCAAAAACCTTAATAAGTCTCGGCACGTCTACATCTATATATCTTTCAACGCTATTTAGATCGTTTATCTCATAATACGATTTTTCTTGATTAAATAGTTTAGCTATATCAGCATCTGCCTTACTAAACATAATGCTGCTTTTACCATCTTCTAAGCTTCTTAAGTTTTCTGATCTAACTTGTTGTCTAACCGCTTGATTGGTTATCATTTTACCAGTTAGGTTCGCTAACGCTAACACTCTAGCCGATGTGTTCCTATCTGTACGATCTGGTTTACCATCTATGATACCGAATGTCTCTAAGAAATCCGCTCTAGTTATGTTAGGGTTTTTAACTTGAATAGCTAGACCAGCTTTGCTACCCGTTCCAGCCATTTTAGCTCTATCGGTTTTAGTGTAAAAAGCCTTTAATAAAGTATTAGGCATACCTGTAGCGGTACCACCAGTTGTGGCGCCTTCAGGTAGCATAGCTATTAATAAATCTACGTTTTTACTAATAAACATTTGAGCTGACTGTAACTCTTTTTTTGTTATATTAGCTCCACTAATTATCTTTTTCGGTGATATACCAAATAATTCACCTGTTATATTAGGTATCTTGTTTTTTAAACTTTTAAACGTTAACGCTTCTAAATCTAAAGTAGGAACTAACTTACTTATAGCTTTTGACACGTCTTCACTAATGCCCAATCGCTCAGCTAAAACTATCTTTCTTTTTCTAGGCTTTGCTTTAACTTCTGGAGTAGGTGCTTCTTCAGCTGCTATGTCAACTTTTTCAGTTACGTCATCTGTAAACTCTTCACCTAAAACTCTTTTTGAAGCTTCGATAGCTCTAGCTGGAAGATATTTATTAATCCAAGCTGCTAGTGGTACACCTGAGTCTGGATTATATTCACGGATTAAATCATATATACCGCGCTTACCAGTTTCGATTTCGTCTATTAATAATTGCTTATCAAAATTCGGCGCACCTCTTCTAGACTCAGCTATTCTGTTTACTATAGGTTTAAATTCATTTATGATATCAAAAGCACCTGCTTCTCCTTGTTCGTTGTATATGCTTTGAACTTTATCTGAAGCAGATCTAGAAAACGAAGTTTCACCAGCTGTTACACCTCCACCAGCTAGAGCTATAGCTCTTGCGCTAATCTGACCACCAGCAGCAACGCTTTTCTGATAGTCTTTCATAAAGTTGTAAACTTGTCTACCGTTTTTAAACTCTTTAGGATAACCTATCTTTCTTAGTATTTCCTGAATAATGTTTTTTAACTTATCAAAAACTCCTTCGTCAAATTTAATCTTACCTTTAGTTATACCATCAGAGAATATAGTTAACCACTCTGAAGGGTCTAAAGATTCACCGGTATCTTTTCTACGGTTAAACTCTGTTTCGACATACTTTTTTTGATCTTTAGTTAAAACATCTACAAAACTACCCATAAGATTGTTTTGTTCTTTTACGCTTAAACTTTTCATGTGTTTAGCTACAATTCCGTGTAGTAACTCATGTGCACCAACATTTATCTGACCTGTTCTGCCAGCTACGTCTTTATTTATAACAATAACATCTCCAACTATAAAACCGTCTGCACCAGAAACGTTTTCATCTCCTAGCATTTTCTCAGGATCAGTCTGCTTAGCGTTGTATTCTTCAACAGCTTTATCGTGAGCTATTTGAGCAGAGGCATCGTCATCAGCTATAACAACTTCTTTACCTGTGTAATTTTTGTTTGTCTCAAGAAAGTTTATTGTCTTTGCTAAACTTATATCACGTCTAGCTTTACGAACATCGGCTGCCTCTTGTGTAGCAGCCACATCTACAGCTCCTTCATATTTATTTATGATATCGCTAATACTAGACTCTATATCTTCTAAAGCCTGCTGCGCCCCAGGAACTTGATTAACACCTTCTTTTTTGGTATTAGCTATAGCATTGTCTCTTTTAAACGCTAATTCTACTAACTCATTTCTATCTTTTTCGTCTGTGATACTTTCGTCAATCTGAGAATATACAACAGCTTCATTCTGCTTAGACTTTACGAAATTATCAAACGCCTTATCACCGGTAACCTCTATATTCATCTTAGCTAAATCAGCTTTAGAAGTGTTAGGGTTATCTATTATTTCTTTTATCTTATCAGTGGTAACATCTTCACCGTTCAACTTATACGAGGTATTTGTCAGAGCTGATTTAACTATATCTGAAGTATTAACAGCACCTTTTGCCTCACCTATAGCCTCTAGGAATATCTCCTCTCCTTTTAATTCTTGTCCAGCGGCTAGCATACCTAAAGCTTCTCCACCACCACCTCCAACCATCTCTACCGCTGTGGTTGCCGCGGCTACTTTAGCGCCTGTTTTTAAACCTGCTTTTGATAAACCTACAGCCCCTCGTTTTGTAGCTGAACCAAGTATTGTACCTGCAACACCTCTAGAAAGACCAAATGTTAAACCCTCCACAGCTCCAATAGTTAAACCTCTAGCTAAAGATCTTGATTTAACCCTATCCATAACGTCTTTATCATTCAGTAGAGCTCTTATGTTTTTCTCATTAAAGTCTTTATCCCCTAGCTCATCTCTCAATAGATCCGTCAAAGTCAAACCAGTTTCCATAGCACCAACTAAACCTGCCATACCTCCACCTATAGCTCCAGCACCAGCTCCGCCAACATAACCTAAAGCCGCTCCTATTGGACCTCCTATAGAGGCTGCGGCAGCTCCAATACCACCTCCAACAGCTGCTCCACCACCTGCTCCAACTGCGGTAGCTGCTGCAACCTCCTCTGAGTCAACTAAAGAAGAGACCATTGTTGCAAATGAAGATGCTATAAATTGAGGTGCGTAACCTGGGTTTTCTAATAAACCCATAAAACCTCCCAAGAAACCACCTCCATATTTTTCTGTGTCTTTCCTCCAAGAAGCAGCTTCGTTTGTTTCTGGATTTTCTGTCATAGCGTTTGCCGCTTTCACAAAACCCTTTAAATCTTCCTCTGATATATTACGCCCTTGCCTGTACACGTCAAAAGCTTCACCAACACCCGAACCAGCTTTAGCCCCTCCAGATATCGCGGTGAACATGTCTTCAAACCATCCTTTATCTTCAGGTAGCTCATCTTCATCAGTTGAACCCATACTAGATTCACTCGCGCTTTGAGACGCTGCGATAACGTTAGGTGTAGAAACAAACCCATACTGATTAGCAAAATCCTCCTCACTTTTCGTGTATAAGTTTTTGTTTACTAAACCAGTGTGTAATTTCTTTACACCCTCTTGATTATTATATTGCTCTTGGAACTTGCTAAAAGATTTAGTGTATAAACCTTTTTCAACGAGTCCTTTCCATAATTCTTCCATTTAGGATTTCACTTTAAAGATTTAATCAAACTCAGCTCCTTCCGCATTTCTTTGTTCTCTAGTAATTTTATCTTCTCTGTACTTATTTAGTGTAGGAGACGCTTTGAACAGCTCGCTTATAAATTTAGCTTGCTCATCAAAATCGGTGTTGAAGTTAAACCATAAATCTCCTTCAGTTGCATAAACGTTGGTGCCACTTACTTCCCCAGTGCTTCTAGCTATTAACCCTTGTTTTTCAGCAAGTTCTACAATTTGTTCAACCGTCATACCAAGATTCCCTGGTGTTATATTTTTACCGTTTGGATCTTTTAGTGTTGCTGTATTTTTAGGGAGATCCCAGGCAAAACTCTCGGCTATGCCAAATAATCCTTTTGGCTTAGAAAACTTAATTGGAGAATTTGGCGCTGGAAAATAAAAAGAATTTAAGTTGTCAACCGCTTTGCTAACACTTATCTTCCCGCTGTCAGTCAGTCTATCACCTGTTACAATACCCTGTAAAGCAGCTTGGTCTACGGTCGCCTGCTGCACCTGCGTAGACGTAGGCTTAAATATCGCTGAATCTTCCGTTTCGCCGTCTCTTAGTACACCCTCTATACCCGCAACTTGACCCACGGTAAATTGATCGCCTTCTGCTTCGTACATTCCAGCTTCAGGATTCCAGGTAAATATACCATGTGCGCCACGCACAGTTTGTAAATTGTCTAATTGATTTCGCTTTATAGAGGCGTCAGCGTGTGTTTGATATCTACCAGCTCTCTCTTGCCCACCTACAAAACCTCCACCAGTATTCCAACTGTCTCTACCCCATCCACCCCAGTTGTTACCACCACCACCACCACCACTACCAGTTTTTTCTTCGTCAGCTCTATACTTTATGCCTAAATCAATAGCTTTACCACCTTCTTCTTCAGCATAAAACTTAGCCGCAAGAGAGTGAGCTAAGGTTCTTTCCTGTGGATTAGGATCTACTAGTGACTTTATAAATTCTTCGTAGTTTTCTGTAGTGGCAAAATCATCTACTGTAATCTGGCCATCTCCGCTACCGTCGTTGCCGTTTTTATCAAGCTCTGGTTTCATGCTGAGCAGAACATCAAGTATCTGTTTTGACTCTTTGCTATCTGGATTATGTAAAGCGTCATAATAACTCATAGATTGACCAAACATTTTGGTCATAGCAACACTAGCAAACCCGTCTGGTTTGTTTTTAAACAGTTCTTCAAGACTGTTTTGTATCTCCTGGAGAACATCTTGTTTTTCAAGCTTAGGATTCTTTTTAGCGGTTTCTCGCCAGTTGTTTAATACTTCGTTAGCAGAAGTTATAGTACCTGTATCTCTTTTTCTAAGTAATTTAGATATATCTTCTATAGACTGTCTTTCAAAAGAAGTAGTTTTATTATCTCCATCTGTGTAAGTAAAAGAAAACACACGTTTTCCATCTACGGTTTCTATTTTAAAAGAAGTATCTGTAGCGTCACCGTTATAATGATCAGCAACGTTTTTAATAAAAGCTATAGCTGGTGCTTTAGTTAGTCCAACGTCGTAAGCGTTTGTGTTGTAAGACGTGATTATATCGTTACCTATTTGACCCTCTGTTTGTCTAGCTTTAGTGTATTTATTTATTTCATAAAGTAAGTCCGCCCTCTTTCTTTTATTTTCTTTACCAAATAGTGGTATATTTTTTAACTCTTCTCTATACGTATCTAATTGGTCTTGCATCTCAGCTCTTTCGTCGCTGTTTTTCACAGTGCCGTCATTCATGTTTTTAGCAAGCTTCCCCATAGCTTCCTTCGCCTCAGCGTTTATACCCTCGATCTCTTGCATGCTTTTTTCAAAGTTAGTGGATATACTATCCAATAACTCGCCTCTTTGCTGTAACAAACCAGCGGTCATGCCTCTCATGGAGAACGGTACCTTAGCTCTTGCTAAAGCGCCTGCTGAGGCTACTATTGTTGAATCTGCTTTTATGTTCACGTCTATGTTATTTTAATGCTATTAATAAAATCAAGGTGAAACCATACCTGGTAGTTGCGATTGATTGTAACCTTGGTTAGCAACTGTGCTGTTAGTCGTGTTGTTACCAAAATTCATCTCATCCCAAGGCACATTACCCATCATATCTCCAAATGCTTGAGCGTTTTGCATCTGCATCTGCGCACCAGCCATATTCATATTCATTTGATTTCCATAAGCTTGTTGTAAACCAGCAGAAGCACCTGCAGCTCCTTGATAAGCAACGCCCAATAACGTAGCTTGTCTTTGCATCTCGGCTTCCTGCGTCGCCATCTCCCCACCAGCCTGAGCCATTTGAATAGCGCTAAGACCTTGTCTTTCCATTTGTTGGTTCTGCATAGCTCCTTGAGCAGCTAAGCGCTGATTAGCAGTCTCTTGTTTAGATATATCAGCTGAAACCTGTCTAGCTTGTAATCGACCTTGATTTGCTAAAGCTTGCGCTAACCCAGCAACACCTGATGATCCAGCTGAACCACGCAGACCCTGCATTACGTTAGCTCTCTGTTGAGTGCCTTGTTCCATTTGGAATCTAGCCGCCTCTTGATTTACGGTTAAATCCTCATACACATTCTCCATACCCTCAAATGGGTTTTGAAGATTTGCGTACGGATTTGTAAACTCAAACTCTCTATATCTTTGTCTTTGAGCCTCTAGTAAAGCGTCTTGCTTTTGCTGGCGCTCGAGCTGTGCTGTAACTTGATCGTTAGCGTCACTCGCTGCACTTCTAGCTGCGCTACCAGATATTAAAGCACCTCCTAATTGAGCTACGCCGCCTATTATGGCTGCACCTAGTAGAAATGACATAATCTATTTATTTTTAATATACTTTTCATAATATCTTTAATTCAATTACACTAATATAGTTACATTTTTTAGTGTTTATTTACTACTTTCAGTTACCTCAGAACTTATAGCAAATAATTCAGCCTGCTTAGAGTCAGTATTTTTCATTTTAACGCTTGCGTAATACCCTTTTAAACTACCACTATTAGCTCTATTATCTTTCGCAAACATTATGTACGATCCAATTGGTATATACTTAGTAGCATCTACAGTTATAGTTTTATTACTCATGTCCGTTATCTTGCCTATAAGCAATGGCTCACTACCAACAGCTTGTCCATCGAAATCAGTTAGCGAAGTAGATGAGATATAGTACGCAAAGTCCCCTACCTGCAAAGATGCGTTATCTATTTTACTAGTTAATTGTATTATCATGTCTGTGTGCCTACCGTTATAAAGTTATCTAACAAAAAGTGTATCGTTCTATTAGAACTTGGGTATTTATTTATTTTAAAGCGATTACTAGTTCTCACCTTTTGTGTGCTACCTGAAAGATATAGTTTTGTTCCAGCTTTTAAAGTTTGCGCTCTAGATACCACCATAGTGCCAGCCGTTGCAGATGGACTGCTTATAGATGCTACGGTAGTAGCCGTAGCGTTATCAACGCCTTCACCTAGTATAGTTAAATTATTTCCACCAGCAATCCCGTATGTACCTAATAAATCAACATTAGTACTACTTGATGACGTTACTCTAACTGTTTTAGTTAAAGCATCAGCCGTAGCGCTGGAAGATATGAAACTCATACTTAACCCAATAGCTTTTTTAATAGCTTTAAACCCTATAGCGTGAAAAGTCAAAGTTATACCGTCTGCGAAAGTTTGTGCAGAAGATAAAGTTAACGTTTTAGTATTAGTGTTTATGCTTTGTATTTTCGGCGAGCCAGAAAGGCTACCAGCGCTAACACCCTTTAGAATAGTCCCAACAGCTAAATCTGATACATCATCAAGCACTACGGTGGTAGAACCACTTATAGCTCCATCTACAGTCTGCGTTTTTTGAAACACCCAGTCGGTGTCTCTTGGTTGCCTTATTAACCTTAAACCAAAACCGTTTGTATCATTTTTTGAATTTGTAACAAAAGTATCAATATCAACATTGGTTGAATGCGAAAGCGCTGGAGAGGCAGTGTATACCGCGTCCTCACCTGTGGCAGCATAGCTGCTACCGTTGGCGGTAAGACCGGAAAATGTAACGGTAACATTCGCAACTTGAGATATATTTCTATGTATAACGTTTTTGTTTAACACAGTGTCAGTTGAAGGATCAGCCATAAGTATCATAGTGTACGTAAGGCCGTCTCCATTAGTCGGGAAATTTATAACCCCGTTATACTCACCACCACTTACCTTGGCTTTTAAAGCGTTTTTAGAACTAAAACCAGCTGCAAAAGTTTTGGTTTTAAAATTGTAAAATAAGTTATTAGATGTTACAACTTGTAAAATAAAACTAGCTCCCTCGTCACCTTTAATCGCGAAGCTTCGCGTAGAAGCTAGATAAGGTAGTGTGTTTAAGGGTATAAATAGTGATTGTATTTTTTTTAATACTTCTTTTTGAGTAACGCTTGAATCAGCTCGCGAATGATTAATGCCAGCCATATAACCAACATCGCCCCTAAAAGTATGCGTATGGTAACCTTGTAAACCCACGCTTTGACCGTAGTCTAGCGCTTGCTGTATAGTTTTAAACAAAGGTTCATTATCGATATACGTTAGTATATTCTGTTGCGATTGCCTAGTAGACCGTTGCGTTGATTGCGTAGAGCCACTTGTGTTTGTATTATGATAACTCATGATTCTGCACTTAATGCGTTGATGAAACTATACCTAAACCTTGAAAATTGAAATTAGCTGTATCAATATTTTCAGTGGAAAGCCTTGATCCTTTTATATAATTAAACCATTTACCTTCTTTCTCTATAAATTCACTTATAAAACCTTTTTGAAGATCTGTTTCAAAAGACTCCATCTCCCAGCCTAAGCGGTCGTTGGTAAAAGCGTTATAGGTAGATAGCGTCGTAGCTGTTGAATTTTCAGCTTTAGCGAAAGCTTTAACCATAGCTTGTGAACCCTCGTAATTTATAGTGTTAAAACTCTTTATAGATGAAGGGGTTTCATTCAATATAGCCGTAACAGACGCTTCATATTGCTCTCCGTAAAACGAACCTCTAGTTTCGTTAGTGTAATGTTGCCACAGTTCACCGTTTTTAACAGTGAAGTATTGATTTGATAAACTAACACCACTTTCTGGTACGAAAGATTTAAAACTTTCCCAACCTCTTACGTCTTCATTAAAACTAACTGTTGTAGAATTTTCTAATCTAAAAATCTTATTTAGAGTTATATTATCTAAAGTACCTCTCAACTCAAGAGCTTTATCATTTGAACCTGAAGTTATAACCACCGTATTTATTAGGTTATCTGGATCGTCGTTAGTAGAAGTACCTATAAAGAAGTCTTGCTCAAAAGATACGTTAGCTTCTATATCGGTTTGGAATACAAAACCCTTACCGTCTTCATTATAATAATATCCAGCTATAAAACCGTTATCAAGAGCGCAGTCAAAAGAAAGTCTAACCTCTTGATTTGTGTGTATGTGACCTATATTTTGGTTGATATTACCCCATACAGCTCTGAGTCCCTCGAAACGTATACGGCCACCACCAGCGGGATCTTCTTCCCAGAACAAGAGATTTTGGAAAGATGTACTAAACACTATATTCCAAGAATCCACTGTACCTCCTGTAAAGTAGTTTGTTGTGTCACGTAAAGCAATATCTTTAATGGCGCCCGTAAAACCATTTTCTTCAGGTTCAAAAAACACTTTTCTAGGATTTCCAAGAGGTGAGCTTTCATCTTCAGCGAACGTGGACGCGCTGTAAATAAAACCATTTATATCACCAGCCAATACATCTGCGGCGCTTACTTCTTCACCATTAAGAAATACAGATATGGGATTTCCAGAATAAGAGAGCATGTTACCTTTGATTACATAATCTCCAGGTTGCGTTAAATTATTAAAACCAAACCCATGCGTCAAGATAGATGTAACACCATCAACTTCAACGTCCTCCGTATTACCTGTAACATAACCTGCTAAAGACCCTTGAATATCAAGACTTGAAACTGGGATTATAGTAAATGAAAACTCATATGGCTGGGTTGGGTTTGGGTTATCCATTGGGAAGTTAGGTGAAATATTCTGGTATATAAACTTTTCGTGACCAGGGCCTTGCGTTGTGTTCCACTCAATAGCTCCATTTTTAAAGTATACCTCTGGTTGATCAAATAAATTATAAGTGATTGGAGGTATTTGAACATCTGAACTTCCTAAGTAATTACTTGGTGGAGTAATCCAACTGTCTGCTTTTCCGCCAGTGGTAAGATTTGTTATATTTATTAACCGTATACTGTCTATAGCTTTAGCATAATCGTGCTTAGTTATCGCAATTTTAATTTCTTCGAGGGGTGGGAATCCAAATGGATATTGGAATATGCATCTAATAACGTTACTCACTACTGCGGTGGTATCGTATTCGGTTCTTGTTGTTGATAGTAATCTTAAATTACCATTAGGTTTTATTTCTCCAAAATACCCATAAGGATATGATGGATCACCACTATCCTGATCTATAGGAGACTCGGGTATTAAACCAGTAGGTATACAATTTAATAAACTAACATCAGAATTAGCGTCTATATCGTCAACTACTGGTTGATACGATATATCTAATAAGTACCAATTACCGTTTTCAAGAGGATTATCGGAAATATCTTGAGAGATGATAGCTGTACTATCTGCATCAACTTCTATCCGTGTCGCAGAGTCTGTTGCACCTCCCGTGTTGTCACCAGAGACCTCATGTATGCTAACAAACGGATCGGGTTGCTCTCCCGGTATAGGTGGTACTGGTTGATCGCTTAAATCGATGTGATCACCAAAATTAGTTATTGCGCCTCCGTCTTGTAGCGGTTCGTTTACAGCATTATACTCACCAGTTTCTTCATTAATCGTAGGGGAGTAATATGTATGTTGAGCACCAAATTCACCTAACCCACCTGCTTCGTATTCTGTGTTCGATTGGCCTAGATTTTGTCTTCCATATATAATTTGATTAGTCCAAACAAAATCGATTAGATTAGTGCCGTTATTTTCAACGTCACCGGTCCAACCTAAAATACCTCCACTACCGTCCCCATGTTTAACCTCTGCCCAAGCGGGAATATCACGATATGGGATAGGATTCACTTCTTGTATAAAATCTTGACCCTCTATACCCGTGGGGTTTATAAGGCTATGCGGTTTTACTAGTTTAAACTCGTTTACATATATACTGTACTTTGTCGAAACGGCGCTAGGTTTAGTTACAAGACTCAATTTAACGACTAGGTTTTCTATTAAAACGCTATCCTGAGTAGTGCCATCTGAAAACTTCCAAGCGGCAGAGTTCATCGTAGGTGAACCATGTACAGGGTTTTCATCGTTTGCTTCATAAACACCAGGCACGAAAGCCCAAATTGCTGGAAAAAGCACTTCGTTATTACTCTGCCACCCCATAACGTAATCACCTGCAAAAGCTATGTCTGGATTACCGTTGCTGTAACCAGTCCAATCCGTAAATAGCATGTGATGAGCTTCATAAGGGCTATCTGTTAAGTTATTAAGTATATAGTTAGCATTTCCAAACTGCGTGTCCCCTAAAGGCGCTATTATCTCTGGGTCAACTGGCTCTTCACCATCAAATAGCTCTATTAACATGTTAAACCCATCAGCTAGCTGAAAAAACGGGTCAGTTATATTAAAAACGCCGGTTGTGAAATATATAGCTATTTCCTCTCCGTTAAATATAGTTTTAGATGTCGCTTCGGGAAAACTTGCTATAATGTCGTCAGACACCTGGTGCGTTAAATCAGTAATAGGTGAGTCAACGTAGCTATCTAGTATATTTACAGAATACTTTAATCCACCATCGATAGCTGTTCCTACACCAGCCCCACTCAGAAAACTACTACCTTCTGGTGAAAAAACAATTCCACCCGGTTCGTCGTTGTCTTGATTTTCTAGTCTCCATATAGAACCTACAAATGCGGGTAACGTATTAGACGCTGGTGCGTCCGGAGGCCCATCGTAAGTGGTTTCAACTCCATCCGCGCTAGTAAAAAATCTACTAGCGTACATAAGAGGAGTTCCACTACCGTGATTCTCTATAAATATATTATTTCCCAAACTAAAAGCGCCTATGTCTGCAACCACTTCTTGAGCGTTAAGATTAAACCTAGCAGAATACGGAGCGTTAAAAGAATCATATGGTGTATCTATGATAGGCGCTTGCAGAAATTCACCAAACGCTTCACCCACAAAATCTTGACCCTCTACAGCCTCAACAAAATGCCCTTTGGGTATAGCTGGATGATGAGTAATAGCTGTCGATGAGTTTAACGACATGTTTTTTAACGGGATAAACGAATGGTTAACCGGTATATCCGGGATACCCCAGTGATTGTAGTGGCTCTGCCAAGTTTCATTGATATTATGAGGAGATGGAATTAAATCCACGCCTGTTAAAGGGAAGCTGTCTTGAAAATGATTAACATCGTTTTGATATGTTACTAACTCTGTGCCTTGATCAACATTAGAGCTAGTTAGTAAATTCGAAGTATCTACGGGATAGTTGTCTAGCGTAAGATTATAATGCTTGCTATAGTCATCATAACTACCAAGCGCTATATTGTATTCACTTAAATTATCTCTAAACCAATCACGCATACCTGCGTCTGAGATAGGTGTTAATCCGTCCATAGAAAGTCTAAGGACTGAACCTCTTTGTTTATCTGTAAAATAAGCTCTATATGATTCAGAAGCAAAAGACTCAGGGTTCTTAGATATACCATAATCCCCTACAAAAGGCACAGCTTGTCCAAGGACGTTTTCAGTGGCTACAAGTTGAGGGTTTCCATCCGCGTTAAAGACAGCGTCTTTATTTGCTAATATCTTTAAAACCCTATCTTCGCACATAGCAACTAAATCAGTGCTTCTTGTGAATAGCTTTTGAATACTTCCGTATGTAGGGTTTAAATCTTTGGTTATCTTTTCTGCTTGGATAAACTGATTAAGGTTGTTTATACCACTGTTAGAATTATATATACCAGAATAAATTAACCCATGTTTGCGGTGCTCTTCTGCATATGGCTCTTCTAATGTTGAAGACGCTCGAGCACCATTTGTGATCTGCATCTCGTTAAAAGTGTCTCTAATTCTATTAGATTCTATACCGTCTCCAAAAGAAAAACAATTGTACCAACTTAATCCCGTGTCAAGAGAAAGATCTAGATCTTTATTTATAAGCCAAATTCTTTTATCGAATACCCCAGGCTCAGAGAATTGCTTAAACCATTTTATTTTAGCTGTAGTATAACTACCGTTTTCTCGTATAAACTTAACAGCGACTGGGTCGCCTACTTCATCAGCTAAAGCTGCTGCTGTTGTGCTGTTTTCTTCTTCGGCACCATCGTGTGGAAAGTTATAATTTAATTCAAATGCAGCAAACTCATCACCACTAAAAATTGTATTTGCAGCGGATGAGTTATACTGATTGCTATTAAAATCACCGGCATCAATGATCCAGTTTGTAATACGCCTATTGGCGTTGTAATCAAATATACCTGCTTCTCCAGGAATCCTACCTTCATCTAAAGTTGGGACCTCTAACCCTAAATCGTCTACTAAAACCACTCTGCATCCTACAGGTGCAAAAATCTCTGCGTTTTCACTTGTTAATCTAACTGGTATATTGCTACTAGCTTCGTAATATATGTTTAAATCGGTTAGTTGTTGAGGCTCTGTCTCCCAAATAGCAGGGTAACTCTGTAAAGTGGTAAGAACGTTTTCAACATTTGTCTCTGGGTGTAAGAATTCAATGTTTGTAAAAGTATCATCATCAACCGAGAATGTCGGAGCGCCAGGATTGTAACCTTGTTCTGTAGGGTTTTTATCAAGCTCAATTATGTAACACGTTCTCCTATTATGTCTTGCCCCAAAGTTTTCTAACGCTTCAATAAGATTTTGGGTTGCGGTAGTATCTTCACCTGTAATTGTTTGGTTTGCATCAACCGCTACGGAATTCGCCCACGCGCTAGCCGCTTCCTCTACGCTAAGGGGATAATCAACGGTGTCAGCGTTTTTATAATCATCTCCGTCGTATATCCACCTCATTCTCCATGACGTATGGTTGTATATGTGTTTAGTACGAACCTTTTGTATAGTATATACAATTTTACCAGGATCATCTTTGAATATAAACCTGTTACCTTCCTCGAGTTGACTTACAAAAAACTGAATATCAGTGTCTAATCCAGACGGGCTGATCTCAGGTCTCCACTGGTTTAAATGTAAATTCTGATAACTATCATCATACCCTTGCCCTTGGAGTTCGCTAGGGGTAAGCGCTCTACCTATTCCAGTTACTTCATCGTAATTCCCTTCAAACTCCATTATACGTATCCCATCAGCTTCCGAAGCTGCGATAACTGGACTAATAGCGTTTTCACCTGTTGTTGAAAGACTAGGTGGAAAAGCAGTATCTTGCCCTGTTCCTTGAGACGCGGTAGGAAGTAAATTGAATATACCTCCACCCCATATACCTTGTAATTTGCTGGCTATACTATCTTTACCAACGAGACTAGTTACCCCTAAGTCGTTTATTATACTAGTGGCATTACCCAAATCAATAAGATCTTCACCAGGACCTAAGAATGAAAGATGCATATAATGTTTACCTATATCACTATTTGAAGTACCGTAAGTATTGTCTACATCAATGTCTGCATGGTATATAGTATTGACGTTCCATCGTCTCCACAATGATGTATGCTCAACCGTGGAAGTCATGATCCCCTCTAAACCGTTTATAATTCTATGTCCCGCACCGTCACCCTGCGCTAAGTAAACAGTCGGGGTAACACCTCTTCCGCCTGCGCTTCTACTCACACGCCAAGTGTAGTAATCCATATCACTAGTCTGAGAGTTCTCCCAGTCTCCTAAATTAGCTCCACCACCTTGTAATTCTAAGTTTTCAAAACCGTCAACTACATTATCACCATCGTTGAAAAGATCGTCAGACATACCGAATAAAGGCCCTTGCCATTCTTTACCGTGTATTGATAACGCTAAATTAAGCAAACTGTTATTGTCGTCATATGAGACACCTTTCCATGGGCCTATGTGCTTTTTCCACTCTAACTTACGATAATAAGTCTGAGCCCCAAACCATCCTTCGCCAGACTCTTTAGCGTAAGAACTCGCAGATGGATTAGACGCTATGAAAGGCAAGTTATCTATAAAGAAAGACTTTTTGTCAGACTCGTCAAGAACATCAAATAAATTACTCCAGTGTATAGGTTCACACCCTGGTGTTATGTCTGTTGGATATTGAGTACCATCTGGCTCCCCAGGATCAATAGTGTTAATTAGACCTGACGTTTCATCATTATCAGATGTATTATATGCACTATATAGCCAATACATCTGTTGTGAAGTGACCGCGTAATTTTGACTTTCTAAAGAAGAGTCTTCGTTTATTAATAAGTTTACAGCTGTTTTTATTTTTACAAAAAATTTACCACTAAAATCTTCACCAGGTATTTCATCTCTCCTTTCAGTTTTAAACGTTAAATTTTCATGTAACAACCAGTCGTCACCATTAGGGTCTTTAGCTATGTTAGCGTCTATAGCGGATATTTTACTAGATAGTTTTATGTGATAAATACCGGCAGTATTAACTGCGCTTTGCGCTCTCGTAACACTAGAAATCCTATATCTTTTAGAATGAGTACCGTGTTTTTCCCATGATATAAATACTTTGTTACTGCCTGATGCCAGGAAATCTTGAGAAAGATCAGATCCAAATACTCCTGATATTAACCAACCTGTTGCGTTTATTTCTATATCTTGCGTGTCCTCTTTATCTATTCTAGCGTCAGGGTTTAAGAATATAGATTGATCTTCCACGCCCTCATTATCCAAAGTTCCAGAATCGTTATAGCCGTACCCGGCTAATTTATCGAAATTATTTACTACTCTACCTAAAGGAGAGAACGTATACTTAATAGCCTCTGGAGCTTCATTACTTATATCTAAAACTTTGTATTTGTTATCAAATAAAGGCTGTGTAGATAAACTATTATTAAATATCTTTTTTACTGTTATAAAATCCTCTTTTACGATTTTATTTCTATCTGAAGAGGCGAATGATAACCACAAGTGATTGTTATCATCGTGAAAGTCCACGTGTCTAGGCGGGGTATAAGCTTTATCCATGATAAGATTGTAGTACTCCCCAGAAGTTTCTTTTATATAAAACTTATAGTAATCAATCCAATCAGCGGGCTCTAAATCTATATATGCCTTGAACATGTTAGAGTTGCTAGCGTTTAACCCTAACTCAGGATTTCTCCAGTCAATTTTCACACCTTTTTTAGAAGTGAAAACAGGTGTTTCTCTACCATATTTATCACCGAATACAACTCCAACTTGATAATCTCTCTTTGACTTTAAAGATCTTAATCCTCCTTCACTGAAATCTTGAGTCTCTCTAAGTTCAAAACCAGACCACACGTTTGGTTTTAAGAAGTTGCCATCGATGTCTTTACCGAAGTTGTAACCTTGAGTGTAATTGCCATACACTATTCTATTACCAACAATTTCTTGAGCTAAAGCGGATCTAGGCACATTATCCCATGGTCTAAGCAGTTGGTTTTCAGGTAAAGCCGCGTGTATACTCTCTGTCGATATATTATACTTTCCCTTATGCGCTGACACTTCTCCAAACGTTACAAGCTCACTAGGCGTACCTGCTGGTAATATGTTTGTAGCTAGTTGACCAGAACCCGCTTTACTCCATTCTGAATCTGTATACTTTATATTATCTATAGAATAAACTACATTAGAGTTTTCTTGCTTGTAAAGAAGATCTACTTGAACTACATCTTTAGGTATATCGGAGGGTACAAAATCATACAGATCTATAGACTTTATAACGTTTGTCATAGTCTTGTTGTACGGTTCGTCTGTACTATAAGAGTTTAGCGAACTAATCCCATCATCATATTCGGAATTGAATACTACATCTGTAAACGGACCCATAGCGGAATACTCCCCGTCTCTGTACTTATATCTAAAACAAAATCTTGGAAATATTTTTTCAAAAATAGCGGAATTCACATCTTCAATAGCGGAATTCATTTTATACGTAGGAGCTATACTAGGCTTCTTTTTTATAACAGTAACGTAATCTTCTGTTAAAAACCCTTTATCTTCACCATCTATATATAATCTAGAGTGTAAATTTATATTAGTAGGATTTTCTTTATGACGTGTCTCCTCGATATTTATCTTTTTTGGTTCAGAATCTCCGTCTGTCCAAAATAGAAAATCATCAATAATATTTACACCTGTAACTTGCTTACCTGTAAATTTTAGAAATGCATTTTCACCACCTAAGTCTACAGCTATAAATGAACTAGCTGAGTAAGGTGCATCAGATTTATCATACTCTACAATAACATCTCTGTCAAGCATTTTAACAAACGTGTAGAGTTTATTCGTTAATTCATTAGAAATACTTCCAACGCAAGTTCCACCTGAACTTAAAGAGTCTACCCTAGAGTTACCCATGATATTTTGAACAGTACCAACGTCAGATCCCTCAGAAGTTGCAACGCTGATATTTAAAGCGTCTCTATACTGTCCTTTTGGAATTAATCTTTCATCAAGGTCTTTATTCATTTTACCTTGATTGAAAGTATTTTTAATTTCAGGCATGAATTAGTGTTTTATATGCTTAGATTGACCTCTAAGAGTTTGTGTTAACTCTTCTAATTTTATATTGGAAAGTCTTAGTTTTGCTTTTCTAACTGCTGCAAATTTATCTTTCTTGTAGTAGGCTAATTGACCTCGACCTACGTTTGCTCTAGCGCTCATAACGTCGCATAGTATATGTTTATACATAGCTTCTTCAGCTAATTTAGGAACTTGCATCTCAGAATCACTACCAAGACTATCGCTTATATAATCTAATATCACAGTTTTTCCAGATATATTAGATGAAAAATGTATTTTACCTAATCTTTGATCTATGAAAAAAGATCCATTGATTTGCGCATGACTTGGCTCAAGACCGTAGCGCTCATTTGGATTTAACCAATGTTGCTCATATCTATAATCCTCAATAGAGTTTTCAGCTGGAGTTGTAGACTTAAAAGCATTCCAAGTCGAACTATTTATTTCATTACCTCGAGGAGATGTTAAACCTTCGTTAACCCTATAACCTGTCACTGATATGTTGTCTATTGTGTTTGAAACTAAATGAATAGAAGCATCTACGTCGTAATTTGTATGAGGGACATAAGATGTCACTAAAGCATACACGTGATCATATGCACTTACGTTTATACTGTATTTAGCTTCGTCGTCACTTGATGTACCGTTCCACTCTATATAACTACCACCATCTTCGTGGGGTATGTCGAATATTTCGTGACTCACGTTAGCTGATGGACCTTCTGGATTTGATATACCATCATACGGTAAAGTGTTCATATCTCCAGATTGAGTGCTTAAACCAAACCTCAAGACTCCAGCAGGGGTAGCTCTAGTGCTCAAACCAGCAGCCGCGACAGCCGCACCATCCGCTTCTATATCTAAATAGTCTATGCCAGTAACATCGATTTTCTGCCAAACAGCAAGAGCATGCCCAAAAGTTATCTTAGGTCTACCTCTCTGATGAGAAGCGTGGTTGAAGCTAAGTATATTTGACGTAGCCTCTAACGTAGTGCGCATCTCACGATCTGTAGGTACAATCTCCCAGTTATTTAAACCATCATCAAAACCTGGATTTGTTACAAATTCGCTAAGACTCTTGAAAGAATATTCTCCACTTGTCTCTTGTTTTACATGAAAAGGATTAGACGTGTGCTTAGTTGGGTATAAAGGTCTTTTAATACCAGCCGCGTCAACCCAAGCAATCTTAGTATAGTTAACGTAATCATGAGGTAGTATCATGGTTAAACTTGGAGGTAGATCTATCTGCTGTGATTTAAAAGATTTAAACGTATCAAAAGACAATTCAGCTAAAGCTCTTTGCGCATGAAACGCTATATCTGTTCTACTAGCTTTGGGTATAACTTTATCTTCTCCAACATACATTATTTGGAACTGAGCTATAATATCGTCTAGTGAAACAAACTGATATCCGCCATAGTTTTCACCTTGATAATACTCTCTTTGAGTTTTGTCATCTAATAGTCCCATTTACTATGATTTTTCTTGTTGAATACTCTTAACCTCTTCTTGTGTGGCTAACTGAGCCACGTTGTAATCTTTCATTGAAACACCCGCTAGTTTAAGTATTTGAATAACTAAATTCTTCTCTTCAGAGGCGTGTAATTCAAAATCTCTTTTATCAACAGCGGTTGGATTCCATAAAGCTTGATCATTCACAATTATGTAAGTCCACCTAGGAGCATTTGGTTTTCTTATATAGTCAATTTTTACCTTGTCGTTTGCGGGGTCTGGATAAGGAAATACTTTGATTTTACTTGACGTGACGCCATGTTTAATAAATACTGGTCTCCTTTTGCTCCATTTAGCTAGTTTTGATTCACCACGTAGAGACAACTCTTTGCCACTTAGCTCTTCCGCTATGTTATATGCACCTTGACTTTTATAATGAACACCAACTTCCTCTATCCTATATAATTCAGGAAATAAGTTTGCTGTGTTGACATCGCCATTGGCTAGCACGGCCGTGTTAGACTCACCCACCCACATTCTAAATAAAGCTATCTTTTCTTCTATGATATCCCTAGGATCCGCCGTTACCGTGTTATTACCAGGAACTCTGCGGAATTGATTGAGGTCGTAAAAGTACTGCTCAAATATTGAATTCTGAGCGTGTGTGGCAAATAAATTAAACTCTTGCGGAGTTATGTAACCTCGTTGTTCTTTATTAGCTAACGCTAACACTGTTTGATACACTCTATCTACACTTATCGCCATAATTCTTTTTATGTTTCATAGTATGAAAGACCACCTAGTTGGTGGCCTTTCCACTACAAATGATTATTAGTTTAATCGTTTTTCTATATTGGAGTATATCTCCATTCCCTCATCAGTCTTAAACCAAGCGGCTAAGGCTGAATACGGGTGTTCATCAAAAGGAACTGTCATTAACTTTCTGTCGTTACTTCCCCATGAGAACGTTCTTTGATCAGAGGATAGTTTGATAATCCCCATCTCCGTAGCTTTAATACCAAAATTTCTAAGTACCACATTGTCGTCATTAACAAGTTCTAGGAACAAAGCTGGGTTTTTCTTAGCGTATAATAATAAATCACGCTTAAGCTCCTTAGAACTCATCTCTGATACCTTAGAACCAATCTCAACTCTCATAACAGCCTCAGCCATGTCGATGTCTAGGTTTTTAGCAGCGTTAAGCGCTTCGATTTCCATTTCTAACCACTCAATTTGACTAGCTGCTTTCGCGGCTGGCTTCTCTTCGTAAAACATAGTGTCTCTGTCTGGGTGATACAAAGAAAGAAGCTTTTGTAATACTGTTTTTTCTTTTTCTACTATAAGCATGCCGTTTCTAAACACAATATGCTCTAATCGCTGATCACCTTTCATCTCATCTACAAAGACTGTTCTTTGGTTAGAGCAGTATTTCAACTCTCTTTCGTAGCCCTGCTCTTCGTCAAACCAGTGTATATTAGCTCCTTTAATTGATCTTGATAAAGGTTTTTTATTTCCTTTAAGTCTATAAACTCTGTTTTTAAACTCCCAACCATCTGTTAAAAGCTTTTCTTGATCACTAGCTCTTTTTGGTTTTAATTTTGGCTCCGGTTTTGGAGCTTCAACTACAATTGTTTCTTCTACGTAGGGCTCTTGAACCTCTACTTTTTTTGTTTGCTTTTTAGCCATAATATAATATAATAAAAAATTAATATAAAACTACCCCACCCGAAGGCAGGGTAGTTTCACCAAATATAATCTTACTTCATTAACATAAAGTTGTTTGCACCTTGAGTCACTAGACATCTTTCAGACAAGTAGTGAATTTGCATTGCGTCAAGCGCTGACGTAGTAGCTCCAACAGAACCGGTAACCCAAGTTTTTAACTTACGATTATCAGTAGCAGAAGCTCTGTAACGGACATGTAAGAAAGGACGCTTAAGGTTCTTGCCTAACGCTTGATCATACACAGTAGATACACCAGCTGGAATTATAACCCCACGAATAGCGGCTGATCCAGCAATACGGTTAATCTCACCACGAGTAGCTTTATCGTTCAAGTAACGCATGTCTGACTTATAGAAATCGTAAGATCCACGACGGAATCCAGAGAATCCTAGGTTTAAAGCCATATCTTCAGAGTTATCAAATACTCCGTAAGAAGTACCACCAGCACCGTAAGAATTCATAGATGCAAGCATGTCATCGATAGCTAGGCTAGTCGCACGGTTTACAAACATCATGTTCTCCTCAATAGCACCTTGCTTATCAAATTCTGCTAGGATAGCGTCAAACTCAGCTAAGTCAGTAGCGGCGTTAACTCCAGTTACACCAGATGTTACGTTTCCACGAGACTCGATAGCCGCGAATAAACCTTCAGTACCAGCACCGTTTGCACCAGCATCAGCAGCGCCTCTAACTTGACTGTCAGCACCAAATCCAATAATAGAACCAGCCACTGTCTTTTCAGACTCAAGCATAGCCATCTCTAAGTAATCAGTGAAACGAGCACGAGTGTCTCCTTCAGCTTTTAGATACCATAGATAACCGTTCTGACCTTCTTCACCAGTAACCTCAACCCAACCGATTTGTGAAGCATCAGATCCAGAGATCTCGTAGTAATCCTTCATAATGATTGGCTTGTTGCTGTATGATTTGAAAGTCGGTGTTAGAGCAGTACGCTTATCAGCTTCAGTAGCACCAGTAATACCAGCGTACTTCGCTCCTTTACCGTACTCAGAACCTACAACTAATAACACAGAACCACTAGCAGTAGTAGCGTGTCCAGTAAGATCAGCTTTATCATAAGGTTCAACTGTGATCACAGCTGTTGCTGGAGTCTCTACAACTAAACATTTAGTTACGATACCTGCAGTAGCGATAAGTACGATATCGTTTACACGAACACCGTGATTAGCTACTAAGAAACCGTTTTCAGTGTCAGCGGAACCATCGATATCAGTCACAACTGTGAATGTACCGTTAGTATCACCAGCAGTAGCTACTGTACCTACGTAAGATAAGTGTAGACGAGATTGCTCAGACCATACCACTTGATCAGCGGTCATGCTCTCTTCAGCTCCTACTTGTGAAAGGAATCCCGAGATTGTTCTTTGTCCGAACACCTCAGCTTCTTTTTCCATAAGATCTGGTAAATATTGTTGCTCCCAACCGGTAGAACCGCCTGCGAAGTCAATGTAGTTGCTTGATAAAGTCTGCTGCTGTGCAGAAGGTACTTTATTTAACAACGCTCCATTTGTAATTGCCATTTTAAATTGTTTTTAAATTGTTATTTTTTATTTTTCATTTTGAACTTAAAAGAGGCAGAATCATCACCTAACACTCGAACTTTCATGCCGCCGGTAGTCGTGTCTTTATGTGAACCTCTAGGGTCCATATCAATATTCTTCGACTTCCGAACACTGTCTTTCAGTGCATCGGCTTTTCCCTGTTCATAGAAGTGTTGAGCAACTGCATCGGAATTCATAGCTGTATATAATGCCTTGTGGTATCCTTTAGCATCTGAAAGCGATTTATTTTCATCGACAAACTTTGCCATAAAATTGTTTATATCACTTTGTTTAGCTTTTACACCATCGACATCCTTAACATTGAATCGATATTTTTTTTCTCCGACGTTGTATTCAAAACCTTTGAATTTGTCGTTAAAAAGATTATTAGTCTTTTGTTCAAAAACATCACTACTACGTTTGACAGCTTGATTAGTCTGCTCTGACTCTTTATTGTATCGGTTGAAGAAATCAATTGCTTTCTGCTGCTCACCTGTGAGCTTGCTTCCAGCTTTAATCTCTTCGTAGTATTTAGACTTTTGCCCGTCTAAGTAGGTCTTGGCCTCGGCAACTTGCTCTTTGAGGGCCAATTTTTTACGTTTAATATCTCTTTCGTCATCTATATCTTCATCATATGAAAACCTATCTTCTATAAGAAAATCGATTTCATCTGAAGCTAGATGCGGTTTAGTTCGTTCGTAATACTCGCGTAACGCTTGTTGATCGTTTAAACCGCTAGTATCTCTGTTAAGTTTGACATAATCCTCTAAATCTCCACCTGTTTCATCCATGAAGTCTAATAACTTCTGAACGTTCTCAGGTATTTCTTTACCTAGCTCTTCTTGAGCTACGACAGCTTCTATTACGTCTTCTTCTGTGACAGCTTCCTCATCGGTAACTTCCTCAAGGGTTGGTACCTCTGTATTATCGACTTCTTCTTGTGTAACTTCTGTGACGATCTCTTCGGATTGAGTTTCGATCTCATCTGCTGTTTCTAGTTCTGATTCTGTTTCTAGCGGTTTACTTAAATCTACTTTAATGACATCTGGGTCATCTTTACTTTCAAATTTACTTAAATCTACTTCAGGTTTTTGCTCCTCAGCAACCTCTTCTTGAGGTGTTTCTTGGGTGACTTCTTCAATCACTTCTTTGTTTTCAACTTCTTCCATAATATATAATATAATAGTTATTCAATAATCTACTGTGCTCCAAAGGCTTCTAAGCCAAACCCACCACCTATAGTATCATTACCTGCGGATTCAAACTTTTTAGGCGGTTTTCCGCTTTTTCTTTGATCTATAAGTTCACTTTGTTGTGAAGCCTGTATCTTGGTTCTTTCGTCTTTTCTATCTTCTTTTTGTTTTTCTCTATCCCTAAGCCCTCCAACCTCGATACCTTTTAATTGCATGTTGTACTGAAACTCAAGTCCCATAAGTTCTTTTTTAGCAGCCATTTCTAACTGTAGCTTTTGGGCGTCAGCTTGTGATTGAGCTTGAAGTAGTTGAACTTTGCTTTGCGTTATAGCTGATTGCTTTTGAACCTCCGCTTGAGCTGAAGCTTGAGCAGCCGCTTGATTAGACTGTGTTTGAGCTTGGATGTTTTCTAGTTGTTGCTGCCTGTCACGCTCTATTTTCTTATTACGCCTTATTTTTAGTAATTGGTTGGCGAGTTTTAGGTTTTTTACTTCTCTAATATCTATAGCGTCCTCTAACTCAATACCTCCTTGCTGAAGAGCCATTTGAACATTGTTTTCTAACAACTGCTTTTCTTCTTCGTCAGGAGATAGCTCTATGAAAATACCGAAGTCATGCAAGTGTAACTCTGATACTTCCTCTAGCTTAGCCACATTGCGATGACCTATTGACTCGATAAAAGCTTTTTTAGTAGGTGAGTACTCTATAACGTCAGATATTCTTAATGACAGTTTTTCAGCTGTTTCAGCTGTAAGAAGCAATCCAGCTTGTAGTATATGCCTCGTAGCTGTATTAGAGTTAGCCGCAGCTATTTTTTGTATTCCAACTAAAGCATTTTTATCTGGTGTGCTACCATCTCTAGCTTCATTTAAACCCGTTACATCACGGATCATCTGCAGATAGTAATTATATGTCTGTATCAAAGATTGCAACTTAGCACCTTTGCTACTTGATTGTATTTCTTGGATAGGCACTTTACCAGGATTTATATCACCTTCAGAAGTGAAACTTCTACCTATAACGCTACCCGTTTGGAAGAACATGTTTAGAGCTTCCTGAGGGTTATAATTAGTACCATTACCTAAATCAACCTCAGCTAATCCATCTGCGTCTAGATAAACACCATCTGGAACCATCTTAGACATAACCTGTTGAAGCTTGAGGTGCGTAAGCTGTATCATATCGGCAAATCCCGTTATCCTGCTAACTAAACTTTTAATTCTACCTTTATACATCCTAGGAGCAACTATACTGTAGTTCATTTTAACTTTGTTAAAATCGCTCTTAGAACGTATCATGTTTTTAGACAATTCCCACTTAAGCATTTTATTGCAACCTAAAGCCATAACTCCATCGTACAGAACCTCTAGTTTCTTAGCCTCTCTAGTGAAGTTACCATCCATATTTTCTGGTGGATTAAACTTGTCGGTTTTTCTTATAGCTTTATCACCGCCACTACCAGTCTTTTTAATTTTATAAACCTCACTATTGTAAGTCTTATAGTTAAAATAAAGTACGTGTACAATGTTGTCATCTCTAAGACTGTCACGTGAACTATACGAGTATGTGTTATTTTTATTATTCTTGCTAATTATCTCGTCAATTTCGCTGTCTAACAGATCAGGAAACTCTCTAACCAACTCGTTTATCGGTATGGCTTTTACTTCACCTACGTAGTATATGTCTTCAAAATAAGGCGATTCAGTATGCGAGTAAACAATATTAGCAGGATCAACATAGTCAACTATGACTCCTTCTGATTTGTTAAACCCTGTCTTAACTGCTCCAATACCTAAAACAGTTAAATCTTGAAAAAACCTTTTTTTAATTAACTCGTAATTATTTCCTTCCAATAAAACGCTAATAGCTTGCTCTTCCGCTATTTCAATAGCCTGCTTATACTGCAATTGCATATACAGCTGTAACTCTTCGTTTGACTCAGGTAAAGATGGCATACCACTTTGAGTAGTGTCAACGCCTAATTCCTGCATCATCGTTCCATCAAAACCTTGCATCTGCATATCGCCCGCGACGCTATCCATGAAGTTGTTCCTCTTTTCTGATCCGCTAGCATCTATGGAAAATGCTTTTATATCGTATGTTCTTTCAGCTATACCATTAACAACTATATCTACAAATTTAGATATAATAGGCACAGGCGTCCAATCTAAGTTAAGGTAAGACAAATCACCATTGATAGACAACTCATCTTTATACTTTTGAATAGACTGCTCGCCTCTAGCATATAGTCTAAGTTTATGAAAATTATTTACGTTAGTAGTATATCTACTAGCGCTAGTTTCTTTACTAAACCACTCAGCACTTATAGCTTTAGCGATTTTCTCTCCGTACTCAATAGAGTTCTTCTCGTCATCGCTAACGTTTTGCTTTGGGAAATTAACATGTACTGACTCAGCCATATTTACTTTATTATTTGGGAATTAAATCCTTTGTTGTTGTATTTTGATATATTTAGGTTTAGTGGTTGTCTTTCTACTGTAGCGTTCGGAGCGTATAAATGTCTATTACAAGCCATAATAGCTAAACCAGAACTTATAGAAGCATCGTGCTTTGTTCTTTTATTTATATCAAACTTAGCCCAATCGTTCAGTAATTCGTTAAAATAAACTGTACCATAATTACCATCGCCAAGATGACCTACATGACTCTGTATGTACATCTCGATAGCGGCAGCATGAGCTTGTTTGATATCTTCACTTGAGTTTGGTATACCACCAACTTCTTTTTCAGCTGTTGATAGTTTATTCCAGGTTTTATCTGGTCTATTCATACTATACCCTCTGTAACCTCTTCGGCGTAAATAGTATAGTAATCTAGGTTTATTATTCTCTGCAAGTAAAGGCATGCCATAAAACACTAATGCCATTAATACATCTTCAAAAAACATCTCCGCGGTTTGTGGTCTCGCTATATATTCTAGGAAAAAAGCACTTGGTGGCGCATCTTCCATAGAAAACTTAGTTAATCCGTGGAGCGATCCTTTGGACCCTTTGCCATCGACAGTACCGCTAATATCGTAACTATCACACCCAAACGCGCCAATATGATCATTCCCTGGGAACTTAA